AGCCGGGCAATTCATCGGTGACCTCAAATCTCTAGAAGGATTGTCTCAGGCAATCGTAGAAGGATCTGCTGCTGCAAGTAAAGTTGTATTTACTGTCAGTCCATCCTCTACAACAAAACCTAGCACCCTTGCACAGGCAGGTAACGGGGCCATTATTCAAGGTCGTCCTGATGACGTTGGTGTCATTCAGGTTGGCAAGACTGCTGACTTCCGTACTGCCTACGAAATGATTGGTGTACTCGAACGTCGCCTGAACGAAGCATTCCTCATTATGAACGTGAGGAACAGTGAACGTACGACTGCAGAAGAAGTACGCATGACACAGATGGAGCTGGAGCAACAGCTTGGCGGACTGTTTAGTCTGCTCACAGTTGACTTCCTTGTTCCATACCTAAATCGTAAACTTAGTCAGGCGCAAAAGTCTGGCGAAATTCCACGGATCCCCAAAGATATTGTCAAACCAACAATCGTTGCTGGTATCAATGCTCTTGGTCGTGGACAAGACAGAGAAAGTCTTGGTCAGTTCCTGACTATCATTGCACAGACTCTTGGTCCTGAAGCTATTGGTCAGTTTATTAACACTGACGAAGTGATCAAACGTTTGGCCGCGGCCCAGGGTATTGACGTCTTGAACCTTGTACGTTCTATGCAAGAGGTGCAAGAGGAAAGGCAGATGGCAATGCAACAGCAGCAAGACTTGCAAAACAATCAACTGGCTATTGATGCAATGAAGACACCAATGGCTGACCCCTCTAAAAATCCAATCGTAGCGGACCAGCTACAACAATCATCCTAACCACCTATGGCTGAAGTAATGTCGATGATCCCGGAAGAAAATGCACCGGGAGAACTTAATGCAGATGAACAAGATTCTTTGCAAGTTGGCGAACAGATGCAGCAAGACCAGGAGCAAATGCTTGCTGGTAAATACAAGAACGCACAAGAGCTTGAGTCTGCATACCTAGAACTGCAAAAGAAACTTGGTGAAAGTAACACGACTGAAGAATCTACAGAAGAAACTGTAGAGGAACAAGAAGAGGAACAAGAAGAAGGTCCTGATGCGTCCCTGCTAGATCGTCTTTGGGAAGAATCCAAAGGCGAGTTTTCAGAGGAGACTTTGAAAGAACTAGCAGAGGCTAAGCCCGGTGACCTTGCCAAAATGTACCTGGAGTATCGTAATGAGATGCAATCCAATGAACCTCGTCAACTTACTGAACAAGACGTTCAGGGGTTGAAGGGTGTCGTTGGTGGTGAAGAAAATTACGACAACATGGTGCAATGGGCTAGCCAGAATATGTCTGAGGATGAAGTTACTTTGTATGATGAGGTGATGGATTCTGGTAACCCTGCTGCCGCATACTTTGCGGTGCAGGCTCTGGCATATAAGTACCAAGATTCTATTGGTGTTGAAGGAAACCTTATCCAAGGCAAGGCTCCTTCAAACAATCAAAATGTTTTCCGCAGTCAAGCTGAACTTGTTGAAGCTATGAACGATCCACGTTACTCTCGTGATCCTGCATATCGACAAGAGATCATGCAGAAACTTGAACGGTCTGACATTGATTTCTAACACGTTAACCTTACAAAGTATTAAACAATGCCTAGCGGACCTGGAACCTACGGCTCCAAAGTTGGCCGACCACCTGGTAAGTCTAAAAAGAAAAAAAAGCTTTCGCCTAAGCAACAAAAGATTGCTCGCATGGCTGGTGACAAGATGAAGATTGGCGGTGATGACTTTGCCGCCCTGCGTCGTCGCCGGAGAATGGCCTAATGGCACACAAAGGCAAAGGCTCTTGCGGAGGCAAGAAAGGTGGCAAAGGCTACAAAAAGTAGTACACGTTCAGTAAGTCTTAAGATCGGTGTACACAAATCGCGGTCTGGTGGCTTGACGGCTGCCGGTCGGCGTAAATATAACAGAGCTACAGGGTCGAATCTCAAGGCACCTCAGCCAAAAGGCGGACCTCGTAAACGTTCTTTCTGCGCCCGGTTCAAGGGCATGAAGGGACCAATGAAAGACAGCAAGGGTCGTCCTACACGGAAGGCTCTTGCACTACGCAAATGGAAATGCTAATGAACAGCAAACGAGTTGATCAAAAAGCCTTCAACAGCAATTTTGTTTCGCAGTCCTTTGACATTGGCCCAGGCCACAGAGGTGCACAAAAGAAACAAAAGATCTACAACAAAGGTAAAAGCACAAACAACCCGCACGAGAAAGAAACTTTTCTTAAGCGGACTGGTCCACAACTACCTCTTGCTAAAAAGAAATCTAAAAAGACTTATGGCTAAACGAGGATTGTACGCTAACATCCACGCCAAACGTAAGCGCATCGCTGCAGGCAGTGGCGAGAAGATGCGTAAGCCTGGATCAAAAGGCGCACCAACTGCAGCAAACTTTAAGCGTTCTGCCAAGACTGCAAAAAAGAAATAGACTTCAGCCGTACGTTCATCCTTCGGGACGCAGGCATCTTACTCATGGAACGGGGGGTAAGGTTATTGAAGTTCATCATGTCTCAAATTGAATTGCGTCAACGTGTCCGCGAACAGCAAGCCAAGCAAAAAGAAATTGTCTTGAAGTATCGTGGTGTTGCTTACATTGTTAAGCGCAATGTCGCATCTAACTAAATATCTTCTGAGCTTTCCACAATTGTAAAGCCCGAAGGAACGGTTTAAGGAGTGGATGATCGGAAAGCGTCCACGCCTACATAAATTTAGATACATCATGCCACATCAATCTAAGGTTGTTAAAGCTGCTATCACTAAAACAGTACCTGATACTGTTGATAACGGTATAGCTTTCAATCGTTGTGGTCACTGTGGTGACAAGAAACCACAATGTCGCAAACAAAAGAAGTGCCTTAAAGGTCTTCTGTAAAAGCTTGGGAGGCACCTCAGAGTCGGACCTCCCTTGCATTGGCTTTTGGCCCGTACGCGGATACCCATTAGCCGTCTAGACGGTGGGATAGACCACAAAAAATTTTTCTCAAAGCTTTGGGAGTTGGTTAATACTATTTACTCCTTACAATGGCACATCAAAGTTCTACGCTGACCACGAGTCTGACTCGTCCTGGTCAGGCTAATTCTGCGGGTGACGCCCGCGCTCTCTACCTGAAGTTGTTCAGTGGAGAAATGTTCAAAGGCTTCCAGTATAATGCTATCGCTCGTGATCTGATCATGAAGCGTACGCTGACGAACGGCAAATCTATGCAGTTCATCTACACTGGTCGCACCACGGCTGAGTACCACACCCCCGGAAACGCAATCCTCGGTAACTCCGACGGTGCACCTCCGGTGGCTGAGAAGACCATCACCGTTGATGATCTGCTCATCTCCAGTGCATTTTTGTATGACCTGGATGAAACTCTTGCCCACTACGATCTGCGTTCTGAAATCTCACGTAAGATCGGTTATGCACTTGCACAAAAGTATGATCGTCTGATCTTCCGCGCTATCACTCGCGGTGCACGTGCTGCTTCCCCTATCACCAAGTCTAACTTCGTTGAGCCGGGTGGCACCCAAATCCGTGTTGGTGCTACTGCCAACGCATCTGATGCATACGATGCTCAGAAACTGACCACCGCTTTCTTCGACGCTGCTGCTGCGATGGATGAGAAGGGTGTGTCTCAAGAAGGTCGTGTAGGTGTTCTGAACCCACGTCAATACTATGCACTGATCCAGGAAGTTGGCAACAACGGACTGATCAACCGTGACGAGCAAGGCGCTGCCCTGCAGTCCGGTCAGGGCATTGTGGAGATTGCTGGTATCAAGATCTTCAAGTCCATGAACATTCCGTTCTTTAGCCAGTATGGCACCAAGTACGGTACTGGTTCTGCTACCAACCCTGGCACCACCTCCCCCGGTAACACTGGCTCCTTTGTCAGCGAAGCTGTGGAAGATGCTGCTAACGATGTCACTGGCATCAACAACGAGTACGGTGAAGAAACCGAATTCGCAAACTCCTGTGGTCTTATCTTCCAACGCGAAGCCGCTGGCTGCGTTGAAGCTATTGGCCCTCAGGTCCAGGTCACCAGCGGTGACGTCTCCGTGGTCTACCAAGGCGACGTGATCCTGGGTCGTCTCGCCATGGGCGCAGACTACCTGAACCCTGCCTGTGCAGTGGAACTGTTTGCTGGCACCGCTACCAAGCCTGCCGCATTCTGATTTATCAACCTACAGGGATCCTTCGGGGTCCCTTTTTTTTATTTATATGGCTTTTCCTACCACTAACGCGCAGCAAGAACTTCCAGCTGTGAATCAAATTCTGCAGTCAT